GATACGCCGAACGAGTTCTACGACGGCGATGCGCTGTGGAAAGGCACGGTCCTGTCGTACATGCTCGATGGGAATGCCTATTGGCTCAAGGTCCGGAACGTCTTCGGTGATGTCATCCAACTCTGGTACATCCCGCACTGGCTGATTCAGCCGATGTACCCGACCGATGGGCGTACCTTCATCGAGTCCTATCGGTACACGCCGAACGGTGCGACGCCGGGCATCCCGGAAGTTTTGTCTGTCCGCGACGTGGTGCATTTCCGGTTCGGTCTCGACCCCATGAATCCGCGGCTCGGCGTGTCCCCGCTCCGCGCGATCATTCAGGAAGTGTGTACGGACGTCGAGGCGGCTGAGTTCTCTGAAGTCATCCTTCGCAACATGGGCATTCCTGGGCTGATGATCTCGCCCAAGGACTCGGCAACACGAGTCACGCCCGACCAGGTGAAGATGCTCAAGGATGAAGTCGAGAATGCGTTTTCGGGTCGCTCTCGTGGTAAGACGTTCGTGATGGGCGCGGCGACCGAGGTCACGCAGTTCGGGTTCGATCCGAACAAGCTGATGCTCGCGAACATCCGGGACATCGTTGAGGAGCGTGTCTGTGCCCTGTTAGGCATCCCGGCCGCAGTGGTCGGCTTCGGTGCAGGACTACAAAGCACCAAGGTCGGCGCGACCATGAGAGAGCTGGTCCGGCTGGCGTGGGTCCAGTGCATGAACCCGATGCAGAACACGTTCGGCCGACAGCTTACGCATCAACTGTTACCAGAGTTCCAATCACAGACGGCCCGCTTCCGCGTCCGCTTCGACGCGACCGACGTCTCAGTCTTCCAGGAAGAGCAGAACCTCACCGCCGATCGCGTCTACAAGGGCATCCTCGCTGGGGCGATCCGCGTGGATCGCGCGCAGGAGATGTTGGGTCTCGAGGTCGATACGACGCAGAAGGTTTATCTGCGACCGAGCAATACGCTCGCGGTGGGACCGGACGCGCCCCCCGATCCGAGTCGCGCCTTCCCCGAGGGTGGCGATCCGGCCGACACGGCAGCGCCGGGCGATGGCGACGGCAAAGACCCCGAGAACGCGACTGAGGACGCAACCGACGCGGCGACGCAAAAGATGCTCGCAGCGATCGCGGATCGGCTTATCCCTAACGGCAACGGAAAACACTGATGACGATGAAGCTTCCTACGGACAACCGCCCGCTCGTGCGCGACCCCGACCTCGCCAACGCTCTTGAGGCCGAGCTCGCGCCTTACTCCGGCGACAAGCTCAAGAAAGCACAGGACGCGATTCGCCGCGTGCGCCAGTCGGCGCTACAGGGTCCGTTCGGCACCGTGTTCGGTGCCTATCGCACCGCGATCGAGCAGGCGGTGAAGGAGAAGCCGTGAGCGACGAAGAGATCAAATCAATTGACGCGTTCGAGATCAAGGACGCGGACAAGGGCGAAGTCATGGCTGTGGTGAATACGCTGAACGTCGTGGATCGTGACGGCGACGTGATTCTGCCTGGTGCGATTCCGAACGGCGCCAAGGTCAAGCTGTCCGCCTACGGTCACGGCACTATCAAGAACGGCGAGGCTCCTGTCGGTAAGGGAATCGTCACGATCGAAGGCGATAAGGCCGTCTTCCGCGGCAACTACTTCCTCTCGACGCAGCGAGGTCGTGATGCCTTTGAGACCGTCAAGGCGTTAGGCGGTGATTCGGAATGGAGCATCGGGTTCAACCGCACGAAGTCGGAAGCGCCGGATGAGGAATGGAAGGCCAAGGGCGCTCGCCGGATGCTCAAGAGCTTGAACCTGCTCGAAGTGTCGCCCGTCTTTCTGGGCGCGAATGGGATGACGGGTACGGTCGCCGTGAAGGAAGCCGACGAAGCGGCGGCGAAGGCGGCTGCTGAAGAGGCAGAGACCGCCGCGAAGGCGGCGGCTGAGTTGAAGGCGTTGAACGAGCAGGCTGCGGAGCAGTTCGAGCGATTCCAGCGCACGATGCGGCGGTTGAGCGCGTAGTGGGATTTGAACTCCGCTGTCATAGCTGTTCGCATGCGATCGGCCTTGCGACGGTCCCGATGCAGATCGTGGCGGTATTCAAGGCATCACTCGCCGGCCGGATGGAGCGATCGAGTCTCCATGAGATTCGGCGGCGCTGTAAGTCGTGTGGTTGGGTGAACGTCTTTCATCCGCCGAAAGAGTCGAAATAAGTGACGTTGAGCAGACACTCAAGGCTCCGCGCGTGCGGGGCTTTCTTCGTTGTACCGGACCCTTTGACGGTCACTCATCAACCAGCACCGGCAGGCGTCGGTGTTACCTCAGAGGGTCCGAATGGAAAGCAACGCGTTAGTTGAGAAGCGGCAGCAGTTTGCCGCGAAGCAGAAGGAGTTGGGCGAGGTTATGTCGATGGCCAAGGACGGCTCGACGTATGACATGAGCCGCAAGAACGTGCTTGAGAAGTTGGGTGCGTCGGATTCCGCCGATGCGGTCGCGAAGATCAAGGAGCGGAACCGCGAGCTCGATGCCCTGAGCGCCGACCTGCAGGTCGCGGAGCTCAAGGAAGTCGAGTCCGCGATCGGTGAGCGCAACAGCGCACGCAACACGCCAGCCCGCGCGACCTCGCATCCGGCATCGTCCAAGGATGTTGAGTCCAAGTCCTTCGGTGAGCTGGTCGTCAACTCGAAGGCATTCGAGGCGTACAAGCAGACGCGCCAGCCGACGTCCCTGGACGTCGACATCGACATGAAGACGCTCTTCCAGACGAGCGCCGGTTATGCGCCGCAGTCGGTGCGCTCCGGTCTCCTAGTCGAGGGTGTCGCTCGTCCGGTGCAGATCCTCGATCTGATCCCGACTCGCCCGATCAATCAGGCGGTCGACAAGTACATGGCGGAGACCACGCGGACGCACAGCTCGGCGGAAAAGGCGGAAGCCGCGCAGTACGCTGAGTCGACCTTCGTGTGGGCCGAGCAGACCAACACGGTGCAGAAGATCACCGACTCGATCCCGGTCACGGACGAGCAGTTGGAAGATGCGCCGGAAGTCGCTGGGTTGCTCGATCAGCGTCTCCGTTTCGGTCTCCGTCAGCGCCTCGATCAGCAGGTGTTCAACGGTGACGGCAACTCGCCCAACCTCAAGGGCATGCTCACCGTCTCGGGTATCCAGACCCAGGCCAAGAGCACCGATCCCGTCTTCGACGCGATTTTCAAGGCGATGATCAAGGTTCGGATCACGGGTCGTGCGTTCCCGAACGCGATCATCATGCACCCGACCGACTGGCAGAACGTGCGACTGACTCGCACGGCGGATGGCCTCTACATCATGGGCAATCCGTCTGAGGTTGGTCCGCAGTCGTTGTTCGGCCTTCCGGTCGCGCTCTGCGATGCCGGTTCGGCTGGTACGGCGGTCGTCGCCGACCTCGCGAACTTCACCTACGTCGGTGAGCGCCGCGGGATCAACGTCGAGATCGGCTACGTCAATGACAACTTCATCAAGGGTCAGAAGACGATCCGCGCCGATCTGCGTGCCGTGTTCACGGTCACGCGTGCTGCCGCCATCTGCTCGGTGACGGGGCTGTAATAGGATGCCGCTCGCGCGAGCGACGATTCTCACGGTCACGATCGCGTCGGGGACGAGTCTCTCCGGCGCGGTCGAGATTGGAGAAGGCGTTCTCGTGGGCAACTGAATGCCCACGATGACGAGCGCCAGCTTGAGTTTCCAAGCGTCGGCCGACGGCGCCACGTATGGCGAACCGATCGTGTCATCACACTCATCGTTAAGTAGGAATCTCACATGCCAATAATGGAAGGAACCGCCCGCCTCAAGCGGTGGAAGGGTTCATACGACTTCGCCGTGGATGGCGGCGTGGCGGGTACGATCACGCTGCGCTCCAATGACGGCCCGATCCCGACCGGATCGGTGATTGAGATGGGCTACGTCGAAGTCACGACGCCCCCCGACTCTGCAGCTCACACGGCGACGATTGCTGTGCAGGCCGAGGCGGCGAACGACATCGTGAATGCTGCCGTGGTCTCCGGTGCGCCGTGGTCGACCACGGGCCGCAAGTCGATCATCCCGGTTGCCACGGGTGCGACCACGGTCAAGACAACGGCCGCGAGGAATCCCGCGATCGTTCTGGCCGTGCAGAACCTGACGGCCGGCAAGTTCGACGTCTATCTGCAGTACCTGTAATGCTGGAAATCATCAAGGCGAAGGGGCCGGCGGTCTATCGTGCTGACCGCCGGCTCTGCCTCGACGCGAGCAAGAATGTTGTTGTCGAGGAGTCCGATCCGCGTGCGGCGTATTTGCTGGTCGGTGCGGGTTGTGAACTGCTCGTGAGCGAAGCCGAACGGCTCCGCATCAAGCAGGTGAACGGCAAGTTGGTGCTGCCGAAGTGAGTTTGGTGCTGCTCACGGCTCCTACCGAGGAGCCGTTGTCGCTCACGGACGCGAAGCTGCATCTACGGATCGATGACTCGACGGCCGAGGACGCGCTGGTAACAACGCTCATCCAGGCGTCGCGTGACTACGTGGAACGGCAGACGGGTCGAGCGCTCTTACCGCAGCAATGGGCCTACACGCTCGACTCGTTTCCCTGCGTCATCAGGATTCGCCGCGCGCCACTCATCTCGATCGATTCAATCACCTATGTCGATCCGAACGGCGCGACCCAAACGCTGGCCTCGGATCAGTACGAAGTCGATCTCGTTTCACCGTTCGGTGAGATTCGGCCCGCTTATGGCGTGGTGTGGCCCTACACCCGAGTGCAGCGGAACGCGGTGACGGTGACGTTCACCGCTGGCTACGCTGACGCGGAGAGCGTGCCATCTGGGCTCCGAGCGGCCATGCTGCTGATGCTGGGTGAGCTCTATATGAATCGCGAGGCGTCGATCGTCGGTACGATCATCACGAGCAACCCGGCGATTCACGCACTGATGTCGCCCTACGTCCTGCCGGTAGTCTAGTGTCAAGGATACGCGCTGGTGAACTCAACACACGCATCACGATCCAGGAAGAGACGCGGGTGAGTGATGGTCAGGGCGG